TTTAGATTGGAGACAATGTTTTCCTTGGCTGCCCACGGAGGTTGAACGTGTGGTATAGTCGAGTTACAGCAAACATTGGTGCTATCCCTGATTTCATTGCACACTACGAACGTGAGCTAGAAGAAGCCAAAAAAGATTGCCGCATCAGTGGGTTGGTAGAAAAAAATATCACAGCACTGCCTGGCATCACTGAGTTTAGATACAATCAACTGCAAGAAATTGAAGCTGTGCTGAACTATCTCAACATTCAACTGCGCAAGATCAGACGCAAGCACTTTCAAAAATATCTTGAAGGTTACGCTCGTGCCTTGACTTCACGTGACGCAGAAAAATATGTCGACGGCGAAGACGAAGTCATTGACTACGAAACCATTGTGAACGAAGTGGCCTATTTGCGCAATCGCTGGCTGGGTATCATGAAGTCGCTTGAAAGCAAAAATTTCATGCTTGGACATTTGGTACGTTTAAAATCTGCTGGTATGGAAGATTACAATGTTGGATAAATAGACTTGACAGGAGACAAACTATGTCAGTTTATTTTGTGTATCAACTAGTTGACCCGAGAACAGATTTACCATTCTACATAGGAAAGGGTAAAAACGATCGAGCCAAGACACACTTATGGGGCAAATCTAAATCTAATAATCCTGAAAAAGATCGGATGATTGCTGATATACGTAGCCATGGCATTGAACCAACAATTCAATATTTGTACGAAAATTTGTCTGAGGAAGACGCATATTTCAAAGAAGAAGAACTTATTTCAAAATATGGAAGAATCAAATTTGAAAGTAATGGAATCTTAGCTAACATTAAAAAAGATGCGAACCCGCCCTCACAAAAAGGCAAAAAACGCAACTTCTCCGACGAGCATCGAAAAAAGTTATCAGAAAGTTTAAAAGGCAAAAAGAAAAAATTTCCGCCTTGGAACAAGGGACTAACTAAGGATACCGACAAAAGGCTTTCTAAGATGGCAGTAACAAGAAGTGAGGCTGGAAATAACCATCAGATTGGATCTAAGTATTCTCAAGACAGAATTGAAAAAGTTAGGAAAAAATTAACTGGGCGTGTAATGTCAGAAGAACAAAAAAATAAAATGAGCACCGCAAAAAAAGGAAAAACTTGGGAAGAGATATATGGAATTGAAGGAGCCATGCTACGTCGAAAACAAAAAGGAAAAAATGAAGATAGTATTATGCACAGGGGGTTATGATCCGTGCCACAGCGGACACATTGCTTATTTTAAAGCAGCCCGCACCCTAGGCGACATGCTGATTGTGGGACTAAATTCAGATGAATGGCTCACACGCAAAAAAGGTCGGCCGTTCATGCCTTGGACGGAACGCCTGTGTGTGGTCAACAACTTATCAGTGGTCGACGAAGTTTATACTTTTGATGACGACGATGGGTCGGCCAAGCACTTTATACAGCAGGTTAGAGCACACTATCCTGACGCTGAACTAATTTTTGCCAACGGTGGCGATCGCACAGCAAAAAACATTCCCGAGATGGATGTGGAGGATCCCAACATTGAGTTCGTGTTTGGGGTGGGCGGTGAGGACAAAAAGAACAGCAGCAGCTGGATTCTAGAGGAGTGGAAGGCACCCAAAACATCCAGGTCCTGGGGTTACTATCGTGTGCTACACGAAGTAGGTGCCAATACCAAACTAAAAGAACTCACTGTAATGCCAAAAACTTGTTTGAGCATGCAACGTCATGATCAGCGAGCAGAGTTTTGGTTTGTGGCCGAAGGTGAAGCCACAGTATACACACTGGATTCCAGCACTGATCGAGACATCAAAGATCAAATGACTGTGCATGAGTCATGTTGGATCAATCGCAACGAATGGCATCAGTTGTGCAATGAAACTGATCGTCCATTGAAACTGATAGAGATACAGTTTGGAGAAAACTGTGTTGAAGAGGACATTGAACGTCGATGAGAGACATCATACCTGTATTTGTTGGTTATGATCCAAGAGAAGCCATTGCGTATCATACCTGTGTAAACTCAATCATACGCAACGCTTCTGCGCCAGTGGCCATAATGCCAGTGGCATTGAACTTGTTCAAAGACTATAGCGAGACGCACACTGATGGATCAAATCATTTTATCTACACACGTTTTCTGGTGCCTTATTTGATGGGATGGACTGGACGAGCAATTTTTATCGACGGAGATATGATTGTGCGCGGTGATATCATTGAGCTCTACAATCTCATGGAGTATCACAAAGATGTCATGGTGGTCAAACATGATTACAAAACCAAGATGACTGAAAAATATCTTGGCGCTAAAAACGAAGACTATCCTCGCAAAAACTGGAGTTCAGTCATTGTATGGAACTGTGCCAGCTTCCCTAATAGAAAACTCACTCCTGAATTTGTGCAAAAGGCCACAGGAGCCGAACTGCACAGATTCACCTGGTTAGATGATGATCGCATTGGCGAATTACCAAAAGAATGGAATTGGTTGCCTGATGAATACGGGCCAAACCCCGACGCCAAGCTCTTACACTATACCTTGGGCACTCCATGCTTTCACGAGTTTGCTGATACGCCACAAGGCAACGAGTGGCATAGAGAACGCATGCTCACTGATTATTGTCAACAAAGGTTGCCGGAATGACAGACTGGGAACTCGAAGACGAAACAACATATATTCCACCCCCGCCTCCTGCACCACCTGCGCCACCTGATCCACATGTGTTGGACCAAACAGTTCCAGAAATTCAACAACTGTTTAAAAACATATTGAAATACCGTGTGGATCCCGAAGGTGCGTACTACGGCATTACGTTGGAAAAGTTACAAGAACAATTGGCTGCTGTGCCTGTCAATCAGGTTGTGGCACTAGACAGTGAATACAGATACTTAAGAAAAGGTCATATGTACGATCCATTACTGCAAAGTTTTGTTCAAGGCGCAGGCGGACAAATATCCACTTGGGAAAAACAACAAGATACCATGGCCCCGGCTGTGATACGTGGTATCACCAAACGCAAACAAATGGATGGATGTCGTGCTGCCGGCAGAGATTTTTACTACATAGATACAGGATACTTTGGCAATGGCAAACGCAAACTGTATCACAGGATTACCAAAAACGATGTGCAAAATTTTGGTTCTATGATAGAGAGGCCCGGCGATAGGTTTGCTCGCACTAAAGTCCAATTGACAAAATTTAGACCTGGCACCAATATCTTGTTGGCACCGCCCAGTCAAAAACTTTTAAACTTGTACGACATCAACCTTGAAGAATGGTTGCAAAACACACAAGATGAAATAAAAAAATATACTGATCGCCCTGTAGTGACTCGACTCAAAGCAACACGGGCAGCCAGACTTAGTGACAACACTATGGAAATGGCTCTTGCACAAGATGTGCATTGTTTGGTCACATTTTCTAGCATTGCAGCCGGTGAAGCATTGTTGCTGGGTAAACCTGCTATCACACTGGGACCTAATGCCGCTGCCGCATTGTGCAGTCAATCACTGAGTGAAATTGAAACGCCAAAGATTCCCACGTTAGATGAAGTTCTTTACTGGGCAAGGCACATGGCATATTGTCAGTTTACCGAAGTAGAAATGCGTGACGGCACTGCCTGGAAAATTTTAAATGACCATTGATGCAGTAGTCTACGTTAGTTCTGTTGCTAACTATCGAAAGCATTCTAGAAAAATTGAATGTTTAGAAAGTTTTGCTGCTGGAGTCAAACACCGTGGAGGTAGTGTGGTAATAGAGTATGACTACAACTATGTTCCAGGCAGGCTAGCAGTGATGTTGGGATGGGCCACAACCAACACAGGTGGCAGAAATATTGCTTTGAGAAAACAAATCATTGCTGAACAACAGCGCCGCAAATTTCACACCATGTGCATTGATGCCAGCTGCTGGAAATATCTAGATGATTATGGCACCTACTTGCGTTATAGTGTTGGCGGTCCATTTTATGATCGAGCAGAATATGCCAACCACAATAGTGACAACACCAAGTGGATGGAAATAAGCACAAGACTCAATATCAAATTACATGATGCGCCAGCAGTTCACCCAAATGGACATATATTGATATGCATGCAACGTGATGGCGGCTTTGCTATGAAAACGCTAGATCCCATACACTGGTTAGGCATCAAGATAAAACGTATTAGAGTACATTCTGGCAGACATATTTTAGTAAGGCCTCATCCAGGCGCATACAAACTAGAAGACTTTGCTAAATTTCAATCACTACCAAACGTAACTATAGTGGATCCTGCACAATCTAAATTGGTAGATAATTTGCAAAATGCACATGCCGCAGTATTTTTTAACAGTTCGGCTAGTGTGGCAGCGGCTATGGTCAATGTGCCAATTTTTGCAGACGATGAAAGTTGTGTGAGTTGGTCTGTGGCCAACAAAGATATAGACCAAATTGAATCACCGCAAACCTTTGATAGATCACAATGGATTAATAATCTAGCAGCCGCACACTGGTCGGATACAGATGGTCGTGCAGGACTAATCTGGCAAAAGTTTTTACCTTACTTGACTTCAACCACTACGTCATAATTGTGGCCTGTGACCCAGGCCCACTTATCGGACTTGTCGAACACACTAATTTCTTCCCAGACAATCCTAACTTCCATAACTGTCTCTAGTTTTTCGCGCCACCATTCAGGTGACTCCACAATCAAATGTGCATTACGACCGTCGGGTAACTTCTTCTTGGCTGGATAGCAGGCAATTCTAAAAAACCCACAGCGACCCATTTTACTGCTGATCATGCGCAATGTTTCGTCTAAGTAAGCAGGTTCAACATGCTCTAAAGCGTCTGTGCTAATAACAGCGTCAAATGTTCTATTGGTTAATTTTGCAAATTCAGGATTGCCAGGATCATATCCTTCAGATACAATTTCCGGGTTCAGTTCTTTAATGCCAGCAATCAAAGCACCCTTGCCACATCCAAAATCCATTACACTACTGGGTTGATAGTCTTTAAGAAATTGCTCTACAATTCTGTAGGCTTTGTGACCGTTTCTAAATTTGCCTTTGGCATGCATGCGGTTCAGTTGTTTTTGATAGTCAGGATTGATTATGGTCATTTGTAATTTACCTCTACGTATGTTGTTTTTGGAACTCTGTGCTTTGTTACTACGGATTCTAAGTAATAGGGGCTCATAACAACTTTATTTCTACACAGGCCCGTTTTTTGCCACCTGTGTTACTCACAACATTCACAACTTCAAATCCATCTACACCAATGTAGTTTGTGGCCGTACCCTTGCATCTAATGTCTAAAATAATTCTAGTGTTTTCATGCGAATGTTTTTTCATCAAGTCTATGTAGGTTTTTACAGGATAATGATGTCCGCAACTGAGCCATGATGTTATAAGGTCAAACTTAACATCGCCGGGTATGTTGATGTTGTTGGCATCAATCAGTTGATAGTTCTTTGTGCCAAGTTCTTGTAGTTTTGAATTTAAAAAATCAAATGTGTGATAAAATTTTAATTGGTCGGGATCTGTATTCCAGTTGCCGTAACTGGCTGACTCGGGCTTGGTAGCATTAGTACTGGCATCACCATCCAATAACCAAAGTTCTGTACCGTATTTTTCATTGAACCATCGGCTTTGCCAAGCAAATCCGCACCCAATGTCTAATAGTCGACCCACAGGCTGATTGAGATAAGCATCTACTATTTCAAAACTTGCTCGATGTTTGTCTCGATATCGGTCACTGGCCCATTTGTGGGACCACTGTTCAGAATCCTCGGCACCCTTATCAATGTCGTCAGTTGTGTCTAGTTCCATCCCATAATCCAATCATCTCTAATTTGATCTAGCTTGATCATACCCCATGATTCCAACAATGCTATGGCAGCAAATTGTCCATAGTCCTTGCTGTAAGCGTCATGTGGTTTTTGTTCTATAACCATGATAGGCCTGCAACGTTTCACAGTTTGTTCTGCACCTTGCAACACACGATATTCATAGCCTTCACAGTCTATCTTTATGTAGTCTATATTGTCCATGTTTAGGTTATCAAGTTTTACCACTTGCACATCACCAGTGCCCAATGTTGCTGGATCCAAGTGACTGTGTCCACTATTGCCTTCTGTGATGATCATTGTAGCTTGAGTGTCGTGATCACCTAATGCTAGTGGACTGATAAAAAAGTTAGCACCACTCACGTTCTTTTCCAAACACTCTCTAAACACAGCAACTGGTTCAAATGCAACAACCTTGGCAAAATTGTCCACTAGGTCTCGACTCCATAGTCCTACATTGGCACCAATGTCCAGTGCAGTTCCGCGTTTGGCACACAGCTCAATACTGCGACGGCGCACAGCAATTTGGTATTCTGGCGGTAGTCCTTTGTCTACACTTTTCTTTAGCATTTTGGGGAAGTGTGTTTCAAAGTCGGGAAAATGCCAACCGTAATGTTCATTCATTGTATGTCTCCTGTAATATTTTTAATGCGGTGCCATCTGCCAATTCTTGATTGCTGAATTGTGCATAAGCCAAATGGCATGCCCATGCTTCGATTTGATCCCTACTGGGGTACCATGGATTGTCAATTTTAGATAAGTCAGTGTTACTAACTGGTAATGCAGCATTGCATGGTGCCAATACAAATGCAGGCACACCAGCCATAATACTTTCTGTGGCTGCTATTGAATTAAATGTTACCACAGCATGTACATCAGCCAATGCTGATTCCATACTGTTAGCCACCCGCGACTGGCGGTTTGGATCTCGTTGTCTTATTTCTATTGGGCGGTCTGTGTGTTGTTTTATAGTTTCCACAGTGGAATGTAACCAATCATTCAAATTGATATCATAAAAAATACATGGCTTTTCGTCTGGTGCTGCAATCAATATTTTTGTGCCAGTTTTTTTAGGAGCCAGCGGACTCATCCCCAGTCGATGCCAACGGTCGGCTGGCCGCTTGATTATTTGTCCATGTTGCAGATTGTTTGGTACAATTCTGTGCCAAATTTTATCACCTCGTGGATTTTTGGTGTATTTTTTGTTGCCAAGATATCCAGAGTCCATATACCAAAATGGTCTGTTGTCTGCCCAGCATTGTTTGATAATTTTATGTTTCATGATGCCACGGATTACCAATGGCGCACTACTATCTTCGTACCGCCATGTTTCTAATTCTGTTGGCACTGCTCCTGCACCTCGAGCAAACATTTCTATATATTCGTCAGAATTTTTCTTGTTGAGAAATATCCAGTTCATTGCCAGTATGCCTCTGTTCGTTGGACCTTTAGGTCTGTGGCTGGACTGCGTCCTGTGGTTTTACGTTTGCCTTTGAGATGATCCAAATATGCACCCCAGTGTGAGTTGATTAAGGGATGGCCTTCACCGGTGATCAAATGACTTGACCAATCTAGCTCCACTAGAGGATGATGTTTTCTTACTGCATCAAACACAAACGAATCATGCCATTCGGCTAGAGTAAAAATACCTTGCTCAGC